TTTCTATTTAAGAAAAATAGGCAAGGAGTAACACTAGTAGCAGGTATAGCAGAAGACGGGACTCCTCTAGCGGCACAATTCATCCCGAATGGGATGATTAAGAAAATAAAAAAGGTGAAGTAATTATATATGGCATTAGTTGAAGGTGTTATTAGTCGGATTAATTCTACGCAATTCAATGGTAAGAACTTTTACAGTTTTGCATTGAATGGACAAGATGGATGGTACGGTACTGGTATTAAACGTCCTCCACGTGAGGGTGTTTCGGTTCGTTTTGAATTTAAGAAAAACAGTAAGGGGTATCTAGAAGTTGACGGACCTATCGAAATCCGAACTGACGGAGAAGTTGGGCCGGCTGGAGGAGTTTCTACTCAAGAACGATCGGCTAATGGGTCAAGTGTGGGCTATGCAGGAAATAGTAGTGGTTCTAAAAAGTCTCCTGAAGAACGTGGATATTGGGACCGAAAAGAGCAACGAGACATCAAGAACGATGCAGACCGAGAGCTCGGGGCAAGCCGAAACACAGCCCTCAACATCATTGACTTGATGATTAAGAACGAAGCTATCAAGCTTCCTGCCGTGGCTAAGCGAGAGGAGTTTCTCTGGACTTTGTTGGACAAGTATACAGCCAGGTTGATGGCTAAGGAGCAGAAAGCAGAGGAGACTGCTACTCCGGAATCTGAACCTCCCACAGGTACTGCCGACGAAAATAACGAAGTTTGGAATTAAGAGAGTAAAAAGAATTGAAAACACCGTTTGTATTTGATGCGTTGCCTTTTAAGTCTGCTGTTAAGCCGGTTATCTCTCAAGGCCCCTATGATGTTTATGTGGGTGCCTTGGAAGAAGACAAGCTTCCTGTGTATGTGATTATCAACCGGGATACTAGTGTAGTGGAAGGGACTAATGAGGTGATTGGGGTGGTTAAGGAGTGGCTGAATCATTTCGCTCCCATTGAGTTTACAGCCAAAGATCTTGGGCAGCTAGACTTGGGGCTGATAGCTAAAAACTAAAATAGATCTCTGCTCCTCAGAGAGGCTGCGCCAAAGCAGTAAACAGCCTGGGGATACGCCTATACTGCCGGAGGGTATAGGAAGAGATAAAGACTCGTGACGAATCGCGGGTCTTAGCTCCGGCCTATTTGGTTATGGAAGAGGTTCTATCCCAGAAGGATGAACTGTTAGGATGGACGTAAGCGGTTAATAGCCGGCCTTTTCCCTCTCTTGAGGAATGAATGCTAGAACAAATAAAAAACAAGCATCTATTAATTGACGGAGATATTATTAAGTACCGATGCGCAGCCTCAGCGGAGAAGACGAAGTACTTAGTAGAAGCATGTGATGATGAAGGTAATGCAATCTACGACCATTGTGACTCAGCCTCGGAGGCAAAAGAGAAAAAAGAATATTACGAAACTTCAGGAGTCGAATATGTTTTCATCTGGAGCCGGAAAGAAGTCCAGCCCGTTGAGTTCGCCCTCCAGGCGTGTAAAACAACCATCGATGCACTTCTGGCTAAGCTTTCTCCGTCATCAGTATCAATCTTCCTCAGCCCAAAAAAGACATTCCGAGATGAGGTCGCACGAACCGCACCTTATAAAGGAAATAGAACAGACCAAGTAAAACCTAAATACTTAAAAGATGTAGAGGAGTATCTGATTAATGTCCACGGAGGCGTACTTGCCGATAACCAAGAAGCTGACGACGAGATTGGAATCGCTCTTTCCCAGTCTGACGGAGAGGGGGTCAGTGTATCTATCGACAAGGACCTCCTGCAAATACCCGGATGGCATTACAATTGGGTTAGCGATACAGTACGGAGGATCAGTCCTAAACAGGGAGACTTTAATTTCTATAGTCAGATGCTCACAGGAGATGTTACTGACAATATACCGGGACTTCCTGGCTATGGACCGAAAACAGCTAGAGATGTTCTCGATGGGTCCAGATCGAGATCTGAGCTTGCGACACGAGTCTGGGGCGAATATAGAAATAAGTTTAAGGATACCGATGGAGCTGCTGAATATTATCTTGAGCAGGCAAATCTCCTCTGGATCAGGAGAGAAAAAGGTGAAGGATACAAATGTCCTATCGAATTACAGTAAGCATACTATCGATATTGATTAGCGGATGCGCGCCAAAAGGCTATCATGAAATTTGTGATAAATGGGAATATTTATATTTTCCTTACATGCTAGATGGAAAGAATATTACTTTATTGCCTCAATTAACCTGTACACAGAGCCATTACGAGAAGAGAGATGATGAATGGAAAGGAAAAGTTAATTCAAATCTTAGTTGAAAGAGATGAATTTGTTACTATGGAGGATGGATATGTTTATTGGTGGCCTACTCATGAGCATGTAAAACATTCTGATGGAAGCATGACTGGGGGAGGAGGAGCACTGACAGCTTGGCAGTTGAAAACGATTGCTGAAGAACTGGATAGACGAAATGCAGAGTGGGATAAAATAATTCAAAACGATTCTAGGATTTAAGATAGTGGAAACTGAGCGAGTTTATTATCTAGCTGGTCCTATGACTGGTTACGAAAATCTTAATATTGATGCTTTTTACAAAGCCAAAGAGCAATTGGAGAAGCAAGGATACAAGGTGATTCTTCCTCCAGATATCGAAAAACCAGTACTGGAATGGGACGGAGCCACAATAGCTACCGATATTAAAATAGTAACGGATGATGTGACTGGCATCATTTTTCTGCCTGGATGGAGCTGTAGCAGAGGCGCCAGACTAGAGGCATTTGCGGGACTGATGAAATATATCAAGACCAAGGATTTTATATTCATTAAATTTGAGAATGGAGATACTCTCCGAGAACTAGAGCCTTGGGATGTAATGTATAGTATTAAACGAGAAACATTTCATGATATTGAACTTTCCAAGAGGTATGGTTTAAAAAGTGCCTAGAGGGTGGTCCTACGGTAAAAAACGAGAATCAGGTTACCGAAGTAAAGACGAAGAGAATATAGCAGAATGGTTGACACAGAACGAGATCAAGTTCGAGTACGAGACTCTGAAACTGGAATACTTCAAAAAGGTACGGAAGGGGTATTGTCAGAATTGCAAGAGCACTACGTCCTGCACGCAGAGACTGGTGTATACGCCGGACTTTATTCTTCAGAACGGAGTGATAGTGGAGTACAAGGGACGACTAACAGCCAAGGATCGAACGAAACTAGTAGCAGTCAAGGAGAGCAATCCTAATGTCAAGATTAGATTACTCTTCGGATCAGATAACAAGCTTAATAAGGCAAGCAAAAGACGCTACTCTGAGTGGGCAGTTGACAACGGGTTTGATTACCACGTCGGCAAGCAAATCCCTAGAAGGTGGTTACGATCCGTATAACCATACGGGGAAATTGGTGCCTAAACCTGAATGGGAGAATGTAGTACCTAAACCAATTTCAGGACATGATCTTCGAGAAGAGATGCGGGCAGTAGCACGAGGAGAGTATCCGGACAACAATCCTAAGACTGCTTTCGGAGCTAAGAAGATTCCGCTAGAGCTAGTTCCTCCAAGTGCTGTACATGCTCTAGCAGAGGCTTTTTCAGATGGAGCAAAAAAGTATGGACCTTATAATTGGCGGGATAAGACTATTAGTTCTTCTGTTTATTACGGGGCTGCTCTGCGCCATTTATCCTCGTGGTGGGATGGAGAAGATGTCGCAACCGATTCTGGAATACACCATTTACACCATGCTTTGGCTTGCATTTCTATGCTTATTGATGGGGCTTCTGTTGGGAAACTAAATGACAATAGACCTCCAAAAGGTGCAGCAGCGGAGTATCAAAGGAAATGGTTAGAAAAGACGGCGTAGGACAGATTATTGTTCCGAACTCTGAATTAGACACTATTAACGAGATTGTAGATGGAGTTTATGTAAGTTCTGTACTTGGAGCTCTGAGTTTTAAAGGACTCAGGATTTGTGTACATCATGATACTTATTTAGTTTATGACTATCATATGCCTATTTTACTTACTCGTCCAGATGAGAAAGATAGGAATAAGCAGGCTATAGTTAATTACAAACAGTTAGATCTTTTAGCAGATATAATTAATAACCATATAATCGACAGAGAACCTTTAATGATTCACTGTAAAGGTGGTGTAGAAAGGTCTCCTTTAACTCTTGTGCATTATCTTATGAAATGGAAAGGTTACGATATTGATAAAGCTTATGATTTTGTCAAAAGTCGCAGACCAGTGACAATAGATCGGAGGGCATGGCTTTATAATGGATAAGTTACTTCCGTGTCCTTTTTGCGGAGGAACTAATACGAGATCAGGTGTATCAGGAAGGCACTGGACAGGTATGAGATATGTAATTATATCTTGGGCTGTAGAGCATTGGTGCGAAAGAGGCCCTGGACAGCCCCAATCTTTTATTAGTATACGAGGAAAAACTCAAGAAGAAGCTGAACGATTGTGGAATTCTAGGGTAGGAGCTTATGCGGCAGGTCCGTAAACTTATAGAAGAGGTATTTACATTTTGCGAGGCTGATTTAGAGGGTATTTCTTACGATCTTTGGGAACAAGCTTATAGGGCTGGTGAAGAGATTGGTATTTCTAAAAAAGAACTAGATATTATGGCAGGAGTTGAGAGTGCCGAAGAGTAAGAATCCAGAAGATGGATATTGTTTTGAAAGTCAAGACCAGATACATTGTGTACATTGGTGGGACGGCGATCCATGCTGTTATTGTCATCATGGTCTAGAAGAACAAAAAGAAGGTATGAAGATTGAAGCTGAAGACAGGTAAGCATAACGTTCTAGTAGTATCAGATTTGCAGGAGCCGTTTGCCCATAAGGATGCTCTCGATTTCGTACTTGCAGTAGCGGATAAGTACGAAACCGATAGTACGGTCTTTATAGGCGATGAGGTAGACTTCCATGCTTTTAGTGGCAAATTTCCTCATGATCCTGATGGGTATAGTCCTGGGCATGAGCTGGAAGCTGCTATTAGATCGATGGATAAGTGGTACAACGCATTTCCGGAAGCGCAAGTATGTACAAGCAACCACGTCGAGAGATACTATAAGAAGGCGTATAACGCAGGATTTCCTAAAGCTGCCTTACTCTCAGAGAGAGATCTACTTAAAGCTCCTGTGGGCTGGACTTGGGGAAAATCTTGGGTTGTGGATGAGGTCAAGTACGAGCACGGAGATTCGCAGGGCGGTCTCGATGCTGCCCGACTTCTTGCAATCGCCAATAGGCAATCAACTGTTATTGGACACCATCACGCACATGCGGGAGTCAGGTACATCGCGAATGACGATTCCGTTATTTTCGGATTCAACGTCGGATGTCTTATTGACCGTAGAGCATATGCCTTCAAGTATGGCGAGAATAACAAGTTTAAGCCTACCCTCGGGTGCGGAGTTGTTCTTAGGGGAGTACCGTACTTCGTACCAATGATTGTTTCAGGAAAATACGAGCGTTGGATCGGAGAATTAATTTAATGAAAAGTATAATGATCTATGTTCTGTTTAACGTATTTACTGGAGCTACAAGTGATCCACATATAGTGAGGGATAAGAACGGAAACCCAATGGAATTTAATACAGCCCAGGATTGTGGAAAAGCTCTCATTGAGCAAGGAATACAAAGACCTAATAAGGCTGGAGATGTTGTTCTTTATCAATGCCTAGTTCCGCCTGCTCGCCCTGAAGTTCATTTGATACACGGAGATAAACTCGCTTAATTGCGAAAATAACTATATGTTTAATTTTAAGAAGACAATTGATACAATTATTGCTGATATTGTTCAAAAGGTAGAGGACCTGAAGACTCTAGCAGACAAGCATCATTTTAATAGCTTAGCCCATAAGGCAGAATCTGAATTTAAGGCTAAGCTATCAGAAGAGGAGGCTAAGCTGCGAGACAAGGCTCACCAAATCGCAGATAAGCTTACGAGTCTTATCTCCTAAAATAAAATAAAAAGGGCTCCATACGGAGCCCTTAGTTTTTATACGATATGAAAATTATACGAAATAGTGCTAAGTGTACAGCCTGCGGTGAAGAGATCGAGTCAAAGACTCGACACCATTTCAATGGACATTATTGCAAAGTACAACCGGAAGTCGGTAAAGGATGGAAGAAAGATCCTTTAACCAAGCTTGATGTAATAGTAGAAATCCCAGGGACTGTTACCTGTAGATTTTGGGTAGATGGAGGTAAAGATTATATTCGCCGAGTAGGCTCAGGGTTTATAGACACTTCTATCTATGAGGAGGCTTAAATGTTATGGATGAAATTTTGGGCAAGCCAGCTATTGATGACTATCGCTACTATTTTGGGATGGTTTCTACTGATCCCGTTTTGTATAGGAAAAGCCTGGAGCGTCAATGCCCGGAGCATCAAGGATGGGAGACCAACCGATACTTGGAAGTATTCTTGGCTCAACTATATCTACGGGAATCCCGAAGACGGGGTAAGCGGTGGATGCGCTGTAGTGTGGACGAGTGGATCGCCAGGACCATACAGGCCGGGCCTGAGCACGTGGCCTGGGTTACGGGCGTACTTATGGAGCGCGGTGAGGAATTCCTGCGACAATCTTAAATATGTATTTTCTATTCCGGGAGACGGTCCTATAGTTCATTGGTGGAAATTCAAGTTCGGATACCAGCGAGAGAACGGCTACAACGTACCTGTAGTAGGTCTGAAATGACTCCTGAAGAGATAGATAAGTGGGTAGAACGTAGGGAACAATCTAGGAGAGATAGACAATACGATGAGTCTGATCGTATTCGTAGGTTTCTACTAGAACATGGAGTCATAGTAGAAGATAAAAAAGATGGGACTAGTAGGTGGAGATTTGAGTAATTCTAAAGTATATGTAATTTCAGATACTCATTTTGGGCATTCGAATATTCTGAAATTTGAGCCTCTACGTAGCCATTACAAAGACATTCAGGAACACGACAAGGATCTTGTAGAACGATGGAATTCAGTAGTAAGAAGCGAAGATACTGTCTGGCATCTTGGAGATGTCTATTTCGGTTCAAAAGATTCCGCGAAGGATGTTCTGCAGTCTTTAAAGGGATACAAAAGACTAGTTCTCGGAAACCACGATGCCAAGAAGGAAGAATTCCTGCGTCAATTTTTCGAAAAGATTTACGGAGTAGCGGAATACGGGAAATGCATACTTAGCCACATTCCTGTACATCCATACCAATTAGAAAAGAGGTATATGAAGAATATTCACGGACATATGCATAGTAAATGTGTATATGCGCTAGATTATAATTCCGATCCAATTCCTGATAAGCGGTACGTCTGTGTATCTGTCGAGCAAACAAACTTTCAGCCCATTCTTTTACAAAAAGTAATTCAATCATGAGTAAAGTATTGGTAATCGATAGCGATAACTACTCAGCTGCAGGTATTGAGACTTTATTCTTCCCAGGAGGGGAGCCACACGCTAAAATTCCAGTATTTAATGGTTATGAGAAGATTTTGTTTTTTCTAAAGCCTCGTACTTGGAATGACACCGGCATCGGAGCATGCGTATGGGACGCTCTAAATCAACAAAATTTAAGACGTGGGTATGATCTCATACTATTTATGCCATATTTTCCAGGGGCTAGGCAGGACAAAACGGACGGCACAGCTCCTCTGACTAAAGAGATGGTAGAAAGTATGTTCTTAGCTTCAAATGACACTTACACATTCGACATACATTCTGGATGGAATACGAATAATTTTATGCCATCCGATTTAGATATACCTATTAAGAAAGATGTTGTAGGTATAATAGCCCCTGACAAGGGAGCCACATACAGGGCGGATGATTTCCGTAATAGTTTTTATCCTAATGCGCATTTCGTACAATGTTCTAAGGTACGAGATCCTCATACTGGAAAGCTATCGAATTATCATTGCCCAGATCTACCTGCCAAAGGTAAGTACATAATTGTGGACGATATCTGTGATGGTGGTGGGACTTTCAATCTTCTGGCGGATGCTTTCTTTAAGGCTAAGTTCGGGCAGAAGTGTACTCTGGAACTATTCGTGTCCCATGGCATTTTTAGTAAAGGAGTAGATGCTATAGATCGAAGAATTGAGCATATTACTACTACGGATAGTTGGAGAGTGCGTAGGAATTGGTATTCAGACGGAGATAATATACAAGAAAATGGACGATTGACTGTTCTTTCTCTTCAACCCATTATTGATAAGATTTTAGAGGATTAATTATGAGTAACTTACTTACTCTGACTGATGGATACAAACTTGACCATCGTCGTCAGTACGCTCCGGGTACTGAGTATGTGTATTCTAACTTTACTGCCCGATCAGTTCGGGATTCTACTTTTAATAAGGTAATATTCTTCGGTTTGCAAGGATTTCTTCAAGAGTTTCTGATGGAGAAAGCCGAGAAGACTTTCTTCAGTCGTAATAAGGATGATGTACTTGATGAGTACCAGAAGCTCTTGGAAGGTTATTTAGGATTTGATGCGGCCAAAGCAATCGGTGTAGAGCATATATCAGATTTGCACGATCTTGGTTATATTCCTTTGGAGTTTAGAGCTCTTTTAGAAGGAACTCATGTACCTATTAAAGTTCCTATGTTCACGATAGAGAACACTCTTCCAGAGTTTTTTTGGCTTACGAATTACTTTGAGACCCTTCTATCTAGTACCGTCTGGAAGATGTGTAGGAACGCTACAATCGCGCTGAGATATAGGAAGGTATTTGAGAAATATGCAAAAGAAACAGGAGCCGATCCGAGTTTCATTCAGTGGCAAGGCCACGATTTTTCCTTCCGAGGGATGTCCGGTCCAGAAGACGCAGCCAGAGCTGGTAGTGGTCATTTGCTGTCATTTACAGGATCAGACACAATCCCCTGTATTCCGTATCTTCAAAGATATTACGATGCAACAGGATTGATTGCAGGGACCGTTCCAGCTACAGAACATTCGGTGATGTGTTCTGGAGGGAAAGAGGGAGAACTTGCTACTTTCAGTAGACTTCTTGATCTATATCCTTCTGGAATAGTATCTGTAGTTTCGGATACCTGGGATTTGTGGGAAGTGCTAGGACAGTACTTGCCTAAACTCAAGGATAAGATTATGTCTAGGAGTGGAAAACTAGTCATCCGTCCAGACAGTGGTGATCCTGTAAAAATATTGTGTGGTGACCCAAATCATCCTAGCCAATTGGGGAGATGGGGAGTTGTTGAGACTTTATGGAAGACTTTCGGAGGTACTACGACAAATGGAGGTAGAGTTTTAGATCCACATATTGGGGTTATTTATGGAGATTCAATTACGTTAGAGAGGCAGGAACAAATACTATCCATACTCAAAAACAAAGGATTCGCTTCTAGCAATGTGGTCCTAGGTATTGGATCTTATACCTACCAATATAGTACTCGGGATGAATTCGGTATGGCTATGAAAGCTACTTGGACTCTAAATAATGGTAAGGATACTATGCTCCATAAAGATCCAGTAACTGATAATGGTACTAAGAAATCTGCTAAAGGACGTATAGCTGTTATCAGAAGTTCAACAAAAGATCTTCTTATGTTCGACGGCCTTACCAAAACCAGGTGGGAAGAGTTCAATAAGGTAAATGAGCTTCAACCAGTCTGGAGAAATGGCCAATTTGTTCGTAGACAGACTCTTGGAGATATTCGAGATAGGGTGCAAGAATGAGAGTATTAGTATGTGGCGGTAGAGATTATGACGATGCAGATTTTCTTCGACGATCTTTATGGCAACTCCATCTGCAGCCTTTATTTGATTTGGTTATCCAAGGAGGAGCTAAGGGGGCGGATCAATTGGCTGAACAATGGTGTATGGATCACGCTATCCCGTGTCTCTGCGTTCCTGCTCCTTGGCCTACAAAAGGAAAATCCGCAGGAATCTTGCGAAACCTGCGGATGCTTGAATGGAAACCAGATTTAGTAGTAGCCTTCCCAGGAGGGAATGGTACTGCTCATATGGCTAGGATTGCGGTGGACGCTGGAATACCGCTTTGGCAGCCTCAACAGCATGAGGAGCTACCTTCTCAACTGTCCGACCTGCTACGTATCCCCCGAGACAGATTT